TAGATCTACTATCTTAGAATCATTAATGATAGAACGCGCTTGACGTGGAAACATCTTGCGCATAAACTTAATCTTTGTATTATAATCCAGCGGAGAATGTTCATCACATTCTTGACTAGTATAGATCCTATATGGTCCACCGTGTGCATTCTCATGAACTGCTTGAATTAATTTTTCAGTTTCAACTGATGGAGGATTAAAATGACCATATGTAATGGTAACTTTACCACTGGTCTCCTTCAAATACTCTTTAAAGTGTTTCATTATTAATAAGAACCAGTCTGCAATTTAGGTAATCGACGATGTGATTTTCTAGCCACATCATCTTGGCGAACACGACGCAATAGACGTGATGATATACGCTTGATAGTACTACTTAATCTCTTAAGTCTCGTATCAACTGCTTTGCGTTGGGATAGTGGGATTTGTGAGCGAGAACGGCCGTTATATAGGCGCTTGATGAGCATGCTGCGTGCTCTTTGATGTGCTCTGCGGTTTAGTCTTTTATTATCAGCTAGGCGACGAGATTGATTCTTTCTCGCCATCTTCAGGCGAGCTCGTTTTGCTGAAAATTTATTACGAAGTTTTAATCGTGCAGAAGTATCTAGAACTTCATTAAGTTCTTTTTGTTCTTCTTCGGATAGTTCTACAGTCTTTAACTCTTCGTCAAACTCAGACGAATATTCTTTAAATGTTATCATCTTTCCCATTAACCTTTGGTGTAACCCAACGATAATAATACTGCGTACCGGCCAATTTGTGTACGCTTCAAAATACTGGCTATCTTATTTATATATGTTTAGATATCATCGTCATCTTGATCCCACTCAGTGCTATCCTCTGACGTTAATATTGTCATCCTCAGTTTAGAAGGTTCTAAACCTTGTATCTTGGGTGCAACCTCTAGATATGTTTCTTCTTCTAAACTATTGTGTTTTACATCCATAGGATAAAACTTCCTATGTTTTGATCTGCGCTTTAATGGTTCTGGTATATCAACCATCTCATCTGGATCTAGTTCATATACTCCACAGCGCTGACGTCTTTTATGTTTTTTAAACTGTTGGCTCATGATAAGCCCTTGTTCAATTAGTCGTTATGACCCATACCTCTGCGGACATCATGCATTAATTCATGGGCGTGTTCATCTGATACGTGTGATGGTACACCTTTACGGAATTCTTTAAAGTTCTTAGATGCAGCATGTTGTCTCATCTTTGTACCTGACATGCCTTCATCACCTTCTGCGTCAGGATCACGTTCGCCAGATGAGTGTACTGTAATCTTCTTAAATTTGAAACCAACTTTCCCGTTCTTATCAGCTTTACCGTTTAATTCTTTAAACTTCTTTTTGTATTCATCAACTCTATCGGAACCCGCAACCACATGTAGGTGTGTTACACCTGATTTGTGTAGTTCTGCAGCATGAGAGAAGATTGTTGGGTTTTCTTTAGAAGCAGCTTTAATATTTGCACCTGGTGCATAGCGCTTTAGGTGTTTTACTTTTTGCTCACTCGTCAATGGATTCTTTTTAGGATCATTAGAGTGAGACACAACCATGTGGTGTTCAGCATTATGTTCTTTAGCAACATCTTGCACTTTATTAATTACTTTAAGATGACCAGTTGTTGGAGGATTCATACGACCATACGCAAGGACTGCGTGCTTATCATTAGCAGCTTCTGTAATAAAATCTATAAACTTTTGCATTTTCTACCCTTACGCAAATCTTGGATTGTTTAAAATAGCATGAGATACTTTTCGTGGTACTAACTTAGACACTGGTCTCATCTTACCACCAATTTTTCTCTGAAGAACGATACCTTCACCTTGTGATTTCTTTCCGTCGATGCTAGTCTGCATATCTGGATGTTCTACGCCTTTAAGAACATGTTCAGTAGCTTGACCTAAGTGATGACGAATATCTAGTGAACGTTGAAAGTGTTCATGATGTTGATCAACATGCGAAGATAGACTTGCAAATTTTGCTCTTGTCTTTTCTTGACCAGCTGCAGTCTTTAATTTACCAGCAGCTTTTTCACCTTCAGATTTTAAGTGTGCTTTATAACCAGCAACGGAGGCTTCTTCACCTCTGCGCGTAGTTCTATTTAAGTATGTAGTAAAGTGGCCACCGCTTTTAGGATTAACGTGCTCAGGTGTTAAATGTTCTGTAGTATGCTTGCTCATTAGTTCACGAGCTTTGCCTAAGTGATGTTCTGTAGCAGCGCGATCTGCTGCTGAATATGTGGATGGATTTGGTTTATCGTAGTTTGCAGTAGGTACAAATACGTTTTTACTACCAGTTTTTACTGCGCCTTTAGATGGCGCATGAGCAACACCTTTAGATACTTCTGTATGTACAGCATAACCTAAAGGCGCTTTTGTTTTTGCTTTATACGTGATTCTATTTGGTGTTGTAGTTGTATGTTCACCAGATTGTTTAGTAGTTGAATCACCTGGTGTATGCATTAAATCACCTTGAATATGATGACCTTTAGCTACTACTTCATGGCCATGGGCCAATAGATGCTTTAACGAATGTGCATATTCTGGTGCATGACCAAAATGTTTATCTACTTCTTCAGGAGTACGAGCAATAACACCACGTGCAATTCTATGTTTATCTGATACACCAACGCCGTGTTCATCGTGTACTAAGTGTACAGATGCACCGCCGTCTGTCTTTAATGAAGCACCAGTTTTAGTCTTGTGACCCATACGGTGTTGATGAAAGTCATGAATAAGATCTATTGCAGTATGACCATGTTGTGGAGCTTCATGAGGTAGATCTTTTGTATGAGTAAGATGTCCTAACATCTCATCATCAACAGAGCTCTCAAATAAGTATTGGCTAAATTTTAACATGACTCTTTCTTTTCTTTCTTTTGCTCTTTAGTTTGCTCTTGACCTGGTGTGTCTTTCTTATATCGTTTAACCAACTTGTCGGTTCCCCATTCACCAGCTCCATGTTCTTCTTGTATGTATTCTTTAAATGTAATCATAGGTATCCAAAATCTCCCATTAAACGGGTAGGATAACCACCTGCACCCTGAGTATCTCGTAGGTTTAACTTAAGTCTATATTTTTTAGTTTCGATCTCAATATCTACGCGCTTACCAGATCCACCCTTTCCACCATAATAAACTACGCATGATGTTGGAGTAGCAGCCAAGTCCATATACTTCTTATCAACCTTAATAGACTTTACTTCTGAACTAAGCTTATGAATTACCTGATAGCCATGACCAATGCCTGAAGCTAATAATTTTTTAAGATTAGTCTGTTGACCACCGCTCATACTATGCCAAACATCTTCTTTATGACCTTCTTTTAATGTACCATTAAACACATCACAAAATAAAGGAGCTTTGATATTGAAAAGATCTAGTAACTTTTTACCGTTCTGATTTTCTATCAAGCCTTTTTTAATTTCATCTGTAGTTAAAACAGTTTTAACACCTACGTTGAAGAATGTTGCAGTAGTACCAAGCTTTAAGCTTAGATATGCAACTATCTTACCATCGCCCATGAGAGTTAAGTCTGTAACAATTGCACCAATATTTCCATCTGCACCTCCACCTGGTGCACTAATTATAATATCAGGAGTATAAACCAATGGACGTTTTTTATTTAGTGCACCTTCTTGAACAATCTCTAATTTAGAATACTGTTTAAGATTGTATGTCTTATCTAAATCTTGAATCGCACCCATCACTCGATGATCTGCAATCTTAACGCCTTCGAACCATTCCATTAAAGCTTTAGCAAATTGTGGTTCGAATAAATTACCTCTATTGTTTACACCTCTATTTCCTGAAGAACCAGATCCAAACTTAAGTTTGATCTTGCTAATTTTTGTGTAACGTTTTAAGGCACCTAATTCGACGTCTCCTTCTAATTGTCTTGTAACATTAATCAAAGCCAATTTTGAAGGATCTATATTAATAGGTTTATCTACTGCTGGAAACTTTGCTTTTAACCATGCAAAGACATCCATGATCTCAGCTACTTTAGCTTGATCTCCATTTTTCAGAGTTTTCTGAATGTCTGATGCTGATTCTGGGAAAAATGTATATGCCATTCTTCTATTTATATAAAAAAGAGGGGGCATACCGCCCCCTTAAACTACTGCTATGAAAATTAACCATCAACTCTGCTTCACATACATCTCATATAGAGGCATCTCCAGTTCTCTTGCCTCTACTTCCCAAGGACTATTCCAATGATCCTTAGTATCATGATATTCCTTCTCATTGATACGTCCAGTGATCATCTGCCAGACGTGTGTAAGTTCATGTGCTAGGCATTTGATTAAAAAGTCCAATCCTTTGTCTCCTCGGACCTCAACATATAGTTCTCTAGGCTTTCCATTATCATATTCCTCTGTGCATAGACAGTAACCATCTACGTTCTTTGCCAAACCTGCACCCCTAACTGATATGATAACCTCTACCTTTCGATCTTTCTTATCCAATAGTTCATTTAAAAACAAGCATGCTGCTTTGTATACTTCCTCGCGCTTATCACGATTCATATACCTTGAAGGACGTACATAAACCACCACATCATTCTCCGTAATCAGGACCAAAAGAACGAGGATCAGCCAAGTGCATAACATCTTCCTCAACATTATAAACCCATTCAACTGGAATATTAAGGATTGCTGCAATGGTTACAGGTTTGTAACCTTCCAAGATCATCTGTTCGATATCAAAGGCTAGTTCAGCCATCTTGCTCATTTCTTTCCTTTCTTAAGGCCTTGATTGATTAGATTTGCATTGCGTGCACCAATCTTCCAAATGGTTCCTGTACGATTGATGAATGTACGTTCACTAGCTTTAACCTTGCGAGGTTCACACATAGTAAACTTCACACCATCAACAACTGTTACAACATCATTGTATTTCATTAGCGCACCTCATGAATGTATACGTCAAAGTGTGTAGCATAACGCTGTGGCAAGTATGAGTCATAAGCACTGTTATAACGACCACCATAATTAGTATTAGCATGCACACGGCGTGGACCACGTCCCATTAAGCGAACACGATAACGTGCAGGTGCTTTAGGAGCAACTTCTCCATAATACTCTGCGCGTTTAACTGCCCACGCATGAGACTGTTTTGCTTGATCGTTCATAGACTTAACTGTCCTTTTGACGATTGCGATTTGCTGCATGTCAGATGCAGACATAGGATCTGCAGTAAAAACGTATGTAGTAGCACGAGATGTTTTAGACATATGCTTCTCCTTAAAACTTTGTCAAGTTGATGATACGAGCATCGTATTCCATGAAGCTAACTTCTAATGGAACATAAACGATACGACCGACACGAGAGTGTTTTCCCTTAGGTTGTTCAGCACCGTCAAACACATCTTTTGTGCATGTGATTTTATATGCTTGATAACCAGGTTCAGTGGTAACACGTTCTACAACGCCTTCAGCATAGCAGTCATTGCGACCAACCATTGGCTTGAAGTCATAACCACGAATTGTGTCACCTCTTACAGCGATACCATCAAATTTGAGCTTTTTCATAACAGTTCCTTTTTTCAATTTATGGATCCATTATACCCTATATCCTGCTGTTTGTACATAGGCCCCCTAAAAATATTTTTTGCTAATGAAATCATAGACTTGCACGGACGGCTCGTCATCTGGGAGCGTTTCATCCTGTGAAAAAATAAGGGCCCCTGGGAGGGCCCTCTGCAAGTCATTGATTTTGAATACTTTTTTACTACTGCCCAAAACTCACCAGAAGCTCTAGGCTAAGTTGATTGGTATCCAATGATTTGCCCATTCAAGCGGTTTTATGGCGCTTCTGGGCACAATGTCGAAGGCAATAGTTATACGTGGACGATCTTCAGTCCATGGCCAAGTTCTATGACGTTCTCTATAGCTTTTAGACATTACAACTTGATCATCTACACTTGGAATATCAAACTGGATGTCGTGATCTTCATGTACATATGATGTATGTGATGGATATGTGTCTACACAATAAAATCCGTGATATGCACCGGCATCATCTGGCCAATGCCAATGCCAATCAATGAAGTCACCCTTCTGGTAAAAATTTAACCATGATTGAATATAGTAATCTTCATTTGCTTCAGGATAACTATCAATGAATGTTTTTCTTATTCCATTGAAAAGCTCATGGAAACCTGGTAATGGATACATTAATAGATTATATGATGAAAACAACTGAGTAGTCATTGTAGATTGACCGTTATAGTCTTTCTTGTTTTCGCTAAAATTTTCTTTGATGTATGCATACATCATATCACAACTACTTCTAATAGTTGTGATATCTAAACCAAGTTTGCGAGTAATAATATTATTCGACATTAACAATGTCTTTTGCTAGTGGGAAAATATCTGAGATTACACGAGCACATTCAATTGCAACTTCTTGGTGTTCCTTCTGAGTGCCATTAGAAGATCGTAACTCAATGAAATGGATCCACGACCTTAATGTGCCATTCATATATAGACGACTCTCCATCATGCCTTCTGGTAACACTGCTCGAGCTTGCTCTTTAGCAATGCCTTTAGAGATTGCCCATTGATATGCTTCTAAAGACTTCTTAGATAGTTCTCTCTGAATGTTTTCCCAACCAGATGCGATGTAACGATGTTCATCATTCATCAAGTCCAAAGGGATACTGTTCTGTCTATTGATAGGATCTTGTAACCGTGCTTCTCGTACAACAAAGTTGAGGTCCTTTGTTGGATCTGCATATCGCTGAGAGAATTCTTGGAAAGAGAATGATCTGTGACGTAGTATCTGTCTAGCGATGTCACGTGTCGTGGTGATCTCCATACACGCTGAGACCATTTCGAGCGGTGACCAATGCTGGTGTTTAATGAGGTACTTAATGAGTTTCTCTGATGTGCCTGCGTTGAATTGATTGCTTGGATTGGAGACACGGGCACAAAAAGCGATGAGGTCTTGAACATCTAACAAGCCTTCGCTGTAATATTCTCGAGATGGTTTACTATATGATACAAGTTTAACTTTCATCTGTATTATGCCACTTAATTTCTAAAACGTTTTGAGTATTTAATGTCTTGGTAAATGCGTATGCTTCAGCTATTGTTGGAACATCCTTGTGTCTAACTTCAGCATACGATGAACCGCTGATATTTGGGAAATAGGTTACTCTATAATAACCATTTTTAAAATATTTTTCTGATGAGTTCATAGTAATTGTCTATCACATCTAAATGCTTCTGTTTCTATACGCACTGCCTTTGCATACTTGCAATCTAAAGCAATATTGCTTTGTCCTTTATAATAACCTAACCAAAATGATGGCAACGCAATCATCAATACGGTTAAACCATTTCGTTTAAACCATGCTGCTATTTTAGTAGCATTTATTCCATATGCTTCTTCTATAAATTTCATTTGAAATTACTCGTCATAATTAAATCCTCCAAAATCTGGCTTTTCTCTAGTACCAAATGTATTTAGTGGTTTATCTTCTTTATCTGCAACATGTGCAGCATCATTAATTAATGTTTGTGCAGTAGCCTCAACATCATAAAGTTTCATACGTGCTCTATCAACACCAATAATGAAACGTTTATGGAATGTAGGATCATTATAGCGGTTCTTCAACTGCTTGACCATTAATTGGCCGAGTTTCTCTAACTCTTCTGTTGAGATGACTGCGAACATGAAGTCCGCTGTCGCAGGCAAGCCGAAACTTTCCGATGTGTCTTCCAAACCAACATCCGTATTTGAATAACCAGAACGAGTCGTCTGAGTAGCCGAAACGATTGGACAGTTGTTTTCGACCGCGAAGCCACGCATTTCTTCTGCGATTGCTTTAACGTATGAATAAGTATTAATTGATCCACCCAATCCACGAACACGTGCAGAGGCACATATATTGAGGTAATCAATAAAGATGATATCGGGTTTAAAATTTTTCTTAAGTTTAAGTTCATTTACTAGTGCTCTAAAATGACCTACGTGGGCAGCACCAGTTGGATACTCTTTGATGATTAACTTACCAATATTCTTTTGACCGATCTTCTGAATCTTTTGATCGTATACATTCTTTGGTAATTGCTCAAGTTGGTCGATTGGAATGTTCATTAAATTGGCATCGATACGTTCAGCGATACGTTCTTCTGCCATTTCCATCGTTATGTATAACACATTTTTACCTTGTGTTAATGCTGCGCCAGCCATGTGACACATGAATAATGACTTACCAACACCAGTACCAGCAAGAATAATGTTGAGAGTCTTATTTGGAAGACCGCCTTTAGTGATCTTATTAAAGAAGTCAAGGTCGAAAGGAATCCTCGACTCCACGCGGTGATAAAAATCATAGCGCGTATCTGAAGAGTCAATATAGTCATGACCAACGTTGGTATCAAAGCTAACAGCCAATGCTTTAGATAAGATATCGGGGATTGCATTGTTATTCAGTTCCTTATGTTTTCCATCAATGATTTGAATGGACTCCATGATAGCAAGATAGATGGAACGATCTTGACAAAACTTTTCTGTCTCATCCAATACCCACTGCATATCAACTTGTTCAGCTGTATAGGCACGACTAACATTTTCCATAATTTCATTTGAAACATTTGGAATTTTTTGTAGTTCAAGCTTTAATGCAGCTTCTGTAGGAACTGTATTATATTTGTTAATGAATCGAGAAACTACTGCAAATAATAATTTCTCTCCTCGTTCAAAGTACTCGTCCTTTAAAAAAGGAAGAGCTCTTCTTACATACTCCTCATTCGTGCACAGTTGATTCAGAATCAGTTGACTTATCATTATTACCCATTTTATATTGACCACTCTCAAACGAATCTTCGATGATGTGGGTTAAGATTGCGCCTAATACATTTAAGAACTCAAGGTCTTCATTAAGTTCTTCTTCTGTCATTCCAAAATCT